GCTGCGCCGCCATGCGCGTCGCAAAATTCAATTCCAACGGCTTCATAATTGATGTACCCAATCAGCTTTTCCGGGACAGGGAACGCGCCGCAGTCCACCAGATACTTTCCGATGGACTGTGCACTGCCGCATCCTGGCAGGATGACGTAATCGTCTAAATGCTCGGTCAGCCGTAAAATATCCCTTGTGCCGGAGATGCTGTTTGCGTCCAGCATCCCAGCGAATTTGTCACAGTCGACCTCCGACATATGCTCCAGCCGCTCGGCAAGCTGATCGATGCGCTCGACTTCGCCCTCTGCGGCAAGATCTACGCCGCTCAGATACAGACCTAAATTCATGACCTCGCTTGCCGCACCCTGAATCGTGACTGTTTTGGACATCGACTTCAAAGTTTCCAGCGTTCTGTCAACATCCTCTTTTTCTGAGGGAGTTGTCGTAGGAAATGAGAGAAGCACCTGTTTCCCGGTTTCGCCCTGCCTTAAAAACAGCGTTACCATGTCATGCCCTCCATTTTTGCTTCCTGCTCCTGCTGATAGCTTTCTGCCGGATCGTCCTGCATCAGCTCGTCCAGCGTCAGTGTGCCGTGGTAGGAAACATAGCCGCGATCCACAAATACACCGTTTTCCTGAAGCATTCGGCTTATGCCGTAGTCGCCGTAGTTATAGAAATCTTCAAGGTTCTCGTCATATTCGTAATGACCGGACTGTTGTATCATGTACCTCCCAAGCTCCTCCGGCGTGTGGACATTTGGTGCGAAATCAAATTGATCGAGGTTTTCTGCCAGCTGGCGGATATTTGCTGCGCACGTTGGCTTTGCCAGTTGGCAGACCGCGCCGAGCTTCTCGAGATCCTGTTCCTTGAAATTGGAACATATCTGACATAGCCGGTTCAGTTCAAAGAGCGACCCGTGTTCAACATCCAATGTGCAGTCGACCTCATCCGGGAATCGGCTGTCTGAAACCAGCATCTGCATCTCGCCGCAGGATGGAATCCCGGCACGAAGCATCGCGCGTTCCAGCTTGATTTGGCTTGCCGGGAGCTGCACCCACTCCTGTTTCTTTGGATCATCTTCACCTGTGGCTCGGATTTTCAGCTCCAGGATGCAGTTTTCCGCCATCCAGATCGGAGGCAGATGCTTGCGGTCATATGCCTGCTCCAGCTTGATGCCGTTGTCATACACAACACCGTATCTCGTTACATAGCCGGGCTGCCCGGAGATCAGCGCCAAAGCCGTCTCCTTTCCATCCAGATTTTCCAGTTCTTTCGGATCACAGGTGCCGTGGACAGTCAGATA